TTGGAAACTGTAGCTCGAATGTTCCGTTTGTAGATGTTTTAACACCACCAAAATCTAAAACTGCAATTGCAGCATTACTTAAAGTATTATTATAAATTAAAGCAGCTTGTGCAGAAATAGTTGCATTAGCAAATGTAACGTTATCAGCATCAAATATTGCTGTAGTTCCATCAACAGTAATTGCAACGTTACTTAATGTAGCTCCACCAGTTGTGTAATTAGTTCCAGATGATGAAATTTCATTACTTGTAGTGTATGCAGTAGTGTTTTGATTTAAAGTAGCAAGGTTTGAATATAAAGCACACTTTAATGTACTTGCAACTAAATTTGCTCCTGGCTTCATTAAGTCTTCCTTAAATGTAACCGTGATAGCTTGTGTAATCGGCATTTTTTATTGTCCTCCAGTTAAAGTGTTTTCTCCAAGTGGGCTACCAGGAAATTTAAAGTCCGTTCTTCTTCTTCTACGAGCTTCATTATTAATAGCAGTCACACTCTCAACATATTTTTTGTTGTAGATATTATAGTCTTCCATGTTCTTTGTAAAGATATTTGCTTCAGCTAGACAACCATATAAAAGAGCATCTGGAGTATTAGTAGTATAATAATTAGTTGTATTCGTATTAGATAATGGATTAATTCTTCCTTGATATCCTAATTGAATAGAATAAGCTTGATCTGGTGTAGGAGCTAAATATAACGTATTATCATCAAAATTAGCAAAATATTTAGGTTGAGCTGTTATACTTACATTAGGCCAATATTCTTGTATAAATTCTAATGGTTTAATTTCTAAAAAAGAAACGTTACCGCTTACTGTTATATTAACATAATTAATAAGCATAGGCTCTATTGCCGATGGTAAAGTTACAAATCTATCTCCTGAATAAACAGAAGATGTCATATTTTGATTAAATCCTACTGGATCAATATCTCTTGAAAGTCTAAACTCCGTGTTATCAATAAATGTGTCTAATTGATTTGTAAAGTCAGTTCCATTATTTTCAGCCCAAAGTTGTATATCACTCTTTAGACTTGAGTACGTCATTGCCATCTTTTTTATCTCCCGGTGCTACAGTAAATTTAGACCATGCATATCCTTTAAATGCGTAAGTTCCCCAATGAGTAAGAGGACTTAATAAATCAGCGTGTATTTTACCACCAATCTTTTGCCACATTCTACAAAAAGCATAATCTTCACTTAGGTATCTATTACTTTTTTCATCAATAATACAGTCAAAAAATGCATATGTATTTTTAGAAGTAAATCTTTCAGAATTTATGATCTGATCGCTAGTATATTTAAGATTAGGATAAGCTTTCATCATCTTATAAAATACTTCTTTTTTAATACACATAAAACCAGTAGCTGCATCTAATACTTCTACAAATCCAGCTTTCATTTGAATATCTTTAGGATTTGCAAAATTTAAATTATATCCTAAAGATTTTTGCTCCATATTTTCAAAATCTCCTTTTTTAGCAAGTTCTACAACATGGTTCCAATCTACAGATTTTCTAGCATATACTCCGCAAGCTATATCGTGTCCTGAATCTAATAATCTCCAAATGTTTTTACCTTCAAAACCTATATCGGCGTCTATAAACATTAAATGTGTAAATCTATCATGTGGATCTGACTCACATAAATCTAAAAATTGTGCGACTAAAGTATTTCTAGCTCTAGTAACTAAACTTTCATTTCCCATAGTATTTAATACCATGTGAAAATCATTTTTAGCAGCAACTTGTTGAGTTTGAATAATTCCATGAAGATAACCTTCATTGATCATTCCACCATAACATGGTGTTGCAATTACAACGCCATATTTTTTCTTTTTATTTAATTCATCACTCATGAAGTGACTACTGTAACACTTCCTAGAGATAATGATAACAAATTTGTTGTAGCTTCTGCAACTCCTACCGCTAATACAGCTCCTGATGTATTAGGGTATATAGTCTGTATTTGATCTGGAACACCACCTATGAGTGAATTTGGGACATTTAAACGTGCATTTTCTAATGATGTAGCATCAGTAAAATAAGTTAAATCAAGTTGTGGATGTTTTGGTTCATATTCAGAATCATGTACAAATAGACCATTCCATTCAAATAACATTTCATTATGAGGAAATTCTAATCCACTTCTATCTGATATACTTCTTCCATATCTACCACTTGAAAATTTAGTGTAAGGTGCTCTATGTGGTTTTTTAGTTCTTTCACTATTAGAGTTTGCACCAGCCATTATATTGCCCTTCCATATCCTGGAACTATCCTAGTTGTAGGAGTAGAGTCCGCAGATTGTGCTCTTGAAAATGCTTCTTCATAATCTAATTTTAATTCAGCTCTCATATTACCATCTATGCCTGGTCTTTTTTTACTTAAAAAATAAGCTAGTCCAGAACACATTGCTTCAATCCAACGAGAAGGTACATCTACATTTTGATCTACTCCATTTACAGTATTTGCTGTTATATCTTCCATTCTTCTAATTCTCCAATATCTCATTACATCTGTAGAATTAACAGGAGTTGGATATAAAAATAAAACTGGTGTAGATAATCTTTGTAAAAAAAATTGAGTAGGTAAAGATTGAGTTGATTTAACTCCAATTGCTTCGTAATCTCCTAGAGCTAAACGTGTCATAAAATAATCAGTATTAGTTCCACCTTCATTTCTTCTAATACTTGATTCAACTATATCAATAGTATCAGCAGGAAGTGTATATTGATTTGTTCCTTGTACTAATGATAAAGTTTCTAATTCTACAGTCCATTGATTGTAACCACGATTGGCCCAATCTGTGAACATTATATTTAAACTTCTTCTTGCAGAACGAACATCATAACCTAATATTGGATCACCTCCAATACGATCATATGCTTCCTGAATTACTTCAGTTACATTTAAATTAAATGTTGCTGTACCTGATAGTGCCATAAAGACCTACGCAAAGAATACAGTTAATCCTGCAACGTTAGTTAAATTAGCTTGAAGTTTAGTTCCAAATTTTATACCTTCATCAGGTAAACTAATAGATACGGGACCCGATGCAACACTCGCTGCTGTAGTAATACTGAATATAGTTACATTATCATCTGCAAATGTAACAGTTCCAGCAGTACCAGTTGGAGTTGCAATAAATCCTTTTAATCTAGTAGGTCCGCCAAATAAATCAACATTTGATCCTGTAGTAGTAGTACTATTTGCTTTTACATCTGAACCTGACATATTTTCTCCTTATAATAGATTATATTTTTTTAAGTCTTGTAATAATAGACTAACTCTGTCCTCATTAACAGCTGGTTTTCTTCTAATAGATGATAATATATCGCTAGTATATTGACTTGATAAATCTAAAGATGAAGCATTTAAATTTTTATCTAATTTACTATCAAATGCAAAATCTCTTCCAGAACCACCTCCTCCACCTGTCATAGGTTTAGAATCTGAGAATTTATTGATAACTTTTTCTATATCTGATAATTTTTTATCAAGAGTTTGTTCTTGTTTTTGACCAGTTATATAATCTGAACCTGTTTTTATATCAGTAGGTTTTGCAGCTCTATAATCTTCTTGTTCTCCTAAAATTTGTTGTTCTTCAGAAGGTTTATATTCTTCTTTAGCTTTTTGAAATTCTTCAAGTTTTTTAGTTTTACTATCTTTAAATAAATCACTTATACTAGATGAAGCTCTATCTTTTGTCTCTGAAATTTTTGTAGAAATATCTGTATTAGATAAATTGGCAAACGTATTAGATAAATTACTACCGATATTTCCTATATCATTAAAATAGTTTAAAAATCCGTATTCGTTTTCCATAGTCTTTTAATGAGGGCCCGAAGGCCCTCTAATTAATTATGCTAAGTTTCTATCTTGTAAATAGTAAACAGTAACAACGGCAGAGCCAGTTGTACCATCACCACTTGCAGCTTGAAATACAGCAGTAAGTTTTGAATCTGAAGTTCCAACATCGTAAAATGCTGATGAAATAATAGCAGCATTTACAGCTGTTACTCTTCCAGTAACTTTTGCATTTGATACAGCAATATAAGCTGTAGCATTTGAAGCATTACCAATAGAAACGTTTGCAGCACCAGTATCGTTAGATACTACTGTAACATCAGCAAATATTTCTACTATTTGTGAGTTAGCAGGTATTACTGCAACTGTAGTGTTAGCAGTCGCTCCTGTAAGAGCAACAACTTGACTTTGACTCATTAATACAAAACCTGTGTTTTGTATATCTGTGCCAACTGTTGTGCCTGTAGTGTCTTTAATCGTTCCCGCTTTAATCGGTCCCGAAAATGTAGTTGTACCCATAAGTCTATACCTCCAGTATAGTCTGCTTTCGCAGTCGTTTGAGTTAAATACTAGGCGTATTGCTACGCCTAGTATAGATTAGTTATTAAGCAGCTCCTTCTGAACCGTAGATAGCTCTCCAGTCTGTGAAACCGAAAGAATATCTTTCTCTAACTTTGTATCTTAAATTACCAGTTTCAAAATCGCCTTCAACAGCTTTTTTGATTGGTGATCTTACAAAGTGTTTCATTCCATCTGGGCAATCAGTCATAACGAAGTATGCATCAGGATCAGTTAATCGCTGGTTAACAGCAACTCCGCCCGGAATCATACCCATTTGTTTCATTGCATTGATGTCATTATCAGCAGTCGCAGGTCTTAAATTAGATTTAAGAATACGCTCAGCAACAAACACCAATTGAGGTGGAACGATTAGTTTTTGTCCAGTCAATGCTATTGGAATACTTCTATCATCAACCGCAGTTGAGATTTGAATCAATAAACTTTCAAGAGAAGTTTCTGATAAATCTGCAGCTGTTGCTAATTTGTTAGAAGCTGTTCCACCACCGCCTAGTGGGTGATCAGTAGCAAGTAAAGTCTTGCCATCACCACCTACTGAACTAGTAGTTGCATTGTTAAGGATATTTGCACCTTTGATTTCTTTAGTATGTTGCATTGATCTTGCTAGTGCACGAGCATACTTAGCACCTAAAGATCCGTATAGACCATCTTCTTCAGCTTCCTCAGTTATTGAGAATGCTAAAGCTATAGTTTCATGTACGTATCTTGCAGTGTAACCCTCTTTTCCACTATCGTAAGATATTGCAGCACCTTCAGCTTTAGTTGGTGCAGCTCCGAAGCCGATCATTTGTACATCTTCTTCAAAAGCTTTCATTGATTGCTCAATAGAGTAAATATCTCTCCATTGTTCTGGGTATCTATCATACTCCATAGCAAACACAGTATTTAAACCAAGATTAAGCTGCTTGGTAAACAGCGCCCTATTTAGTGCCATGTGTCAATCTCCTTAAATACCGCTAGCACGAGTACCATATAGATGGTTATTAATAACCACTTCTAATTTAGCATCCGCACCTACAGCGTTATCTGGCGCATCGACAAGTCTTAGTATTCTTAAAGGTAACGCAGTCGTACCTAAAGATGCTAAGTTAGCTTCTTGTTGAGATCCACCAAAAGTTGTTTCACCAGCAGTCAATAAAACATTGCAAAGCTCACCTACGTTAGCATTTGCAAATGTACCAGAACCCTGGACTTGATATGTTATATTTGGATCATCATATACAAATGCAGTCGCAGCTGTATTAGCTTTAATTGCAGTTGATGCTGTCCAAACTTTGGAGAATTTTATATCTCCACTTGCTCTGTCGATGTATTGAACACCATAGAACACACCTAGTGCGTTCGATGTATTTGTTCCAATACCTACAGTTCCATCAGATAGTAATGTTACCAAATCACCAGAAAATAGTGAAGTTGCATAAGCATTAGCTATAGGATAGGCCTGAGGTCTAACAACACCGCCAGTTAAATGCCTAAGGGGCGTAAACCCACTAGGCGCATCAGTATTAGCCATTTTATAACTCCTTGTTATAAATTATTACTCTTTAAAACCGCCCCTCGTAACTTCGGTCTTGTAAGAACGGCTTATAGGATTTCCGGCTTTTTCTACTTTGTGAATGTCCATCTCAACTGATCGCATTAAGTTCTCAGTCATTTTGGCGTAATATTCATTACGTTCATTTACCATGTGTTCTGGCATTTCGCAAAGTACCATTCCTTCCATACCTACATAACCGGCAAATTTGCCATGTTCAATCGTAGCAAATTTATTAGCATCAGGAACAGTTTTAATGTCCCTAGGTTGCCAACCTTCTCGCATACGTTTGGCCACATTTGTCGGTGTTTCCTGTCCTAATACCATAGTTGCAATCCATCTCTGTTTGAAACCAGGTCTTGGTTCAGGTGCCTCCAATAAATTAGTTGGGCGCCACTTTGAAGCTACAGTTGATTTCTCAACTCTAGTTTCATTTTTTATTTTATTATTCTTCATGTCAGGCTCCTATAGTTGTCCTGTATCACTAAAGTTTTTTACTTCTTTAGCAAAACGTTTTAGTGCCGCTTCATCATTGATGTCAATACCGAATTTTCTCGCAGTATCTAAATCATCAGAAGTGAGCTTAACTCGGTTACTGTCGATTCCTTTTTTACGAGAAACACCAGCAACAGGAGATTGCACTCTGTTAGCTTTTTGTACCACATTTTTGTCAGTTTGAGAAGAACTTTCTTCAGATTTACTAAAATGAGGTAAACTAGAAGATTTTAACCTTTTAGTCATTTCATTATAATACTCTGGATCATTTACATCCCAACCTTCCTCTGTCAACTCAGCATCAATTCCATAAGCCATAGCTGTTTCTTTACGATAGCCAGGTTTATTGAACCAAGTACTGTTTTCTTTAACCCAATCAGCTGCTAAAGGCGGTACTTGTTTTCTAGCATCAGCTTTTTTAGGTATTTCAGAAGCATATTCTTGCGTCTTATTCATCTGATTACGAATATCAGCCATATTTTCATACAACTTGATTTGTTCATCAGTATTTCCTTCTTCAATAGCTTGTTTAAGCTTTTGAGAAACTTGAGAATATTGACTAGATAAAGATTTACTTGCCAAGTCAAGAGTTTTTTTCTCCATATTTGACAATCTATCTTCTAGTTCAACTATTCTTTGTTCAGCTTCAGCTCGTTTAGCAACTTCTTTTTGAATTCGCTTACGAACCTTCTCTGAATAAGGAAGTTCATCTGAATAAGGCGGAACGTTTGGTTTAGTTTCAACCTTTTCTTCGATTTTAGGTTGTTCTATTTTTTCTTCTGCTTTCTGTTCTACATTTTCTTCTTTGTAGTCGTTCATCAGAGCTTCAAGTGGATTTTGAGGAACTTCTATTTCTTTTTCAGAATTAGGTTCATCTAATTTCACTTCAATCTCTTTCTTTATTTCTTCTTCGTTAGGCATAGTTATCTCCTATGTTGGCGTTATTCTTAACTCAATAACGTATATTTATATTTGCTGAGATATTACTTCAGAATTTTCAAGTGAAGCAATAATCTCATCATCATTTACTATCACCATTTTGACATTTTGTACAGATATGCGTGCGCCTGCGTAACGACCAAACAAAACCCAATCTCCTACTTTACACCAAGGTGATTTTCTATCACTATAACACTCTGGTCCCATTGCTATTACTTGACCTATACTATTTAAATAAGATTGAGTATCTTTATTATTATCAGATAAATAAATACCACCTTTTGTTTTAGATACTGGACCTTTTGGTCTTATTAAAATTCTATATCCAACTGGTTGTGGTACGTTTGCTGGTGTAAGTACATCATCTTCTGTAGCCCATGCTTCATTATTAATCATCTTCTATTTCTCCTTTTTTATATTTTTCTATTAGTTCATTAATAATTTGTAGAGATTTATCTAAACCCTGACCATAGCCATAGTTTCTTTTAAACTCCTCTATGTTATCTACACCTTTTGACAACAAATTATTACCTAATTCTTCTTTATGTCTTTTT